AGTACTTCTCTGTCTTTCTACATCAAATCTTTCTTCTAAATTTAGTATCTCACTTACATTATTTTCAATTAAATTTTTTTGTGTTTTTTCTAAATTAATTTTTATTCCTAAATCTTGATTTACCGCACCCGCAAATTTATCCTCACCTCTGACAATTCTTATTGTACTATCTTTTTTATTCGTAATCATAATTCACTTAAAAAAATATATTTAATTATAAATTTGTTCATCGCACTCTTACCTCTTTTGTGTCCAAAATAAAAGTGAAATGGTGAACCGACTTTAAATTTGTTACCATTAGTATTCTGTATAGGTAATGCATCTAATTGTGGGTCATCCTCACTTCTATTATATAAATAACCTAAACCATATCCATAATTAGGTTTCATGTACTTTTGTGATGTTCCGTTAAAGAAATCATCTCCTTGATATACTGAACTGTATATCGTGTCTGTATGCCATGAGTTTTTCTGTGAACCGAAAGTTCCGATGAATGGGTCTTCTTCTTGTTGTTCTAATTTCCACATGTAGTATGGGACTTCTTGTGACTTAGAATAGCCAAAAGTACTACTCGCACTTTCAGGTAGATTTCCTAATGTAACTACACCGTTTGTTAGTACTCTACGGTTTATTGTATTTGAACTAAACCATATACCCATTCTATCTTCAGTAATCGTAATATCGTCACTATAATTACCGTCTAAATATGGTAATACCCCATATTCTGAGTTTATTGATATTGCCTGTGCAAAGTCTCCGTCGACCCTTGCATCATAAAAGTTATTTAAAATTCCATCACCCTCTCTACTAAATAGAACATTTATACTAGAGTCCGCACCTCCACCCAAATTTATAATTTTTTTCCAAAAATTACCGTTAACGAGTCTTCCAATTATGAAAAGGTTTAGAATATCTGACGTATCTTTGTAGGACGTTGTTGTAAGTGTATCGACAATGTATCCTTCAAATTCACTTGAGAATGCAACTTGCTTTAGGAACTCGTCTCTTGGTCCTAACTCCATAATTGTTGTGGGGAACCATATATTTTTATTGTTTTGCCCTTTATATGTTTTATCTGGTTTCTGTCCGTAAAAAGTTCCGTTACCGTATGGAGTTGACCTGTAATAAAAACTATTAGTTTCTGTATTAAAATATAATGGTCCATTATTATGTGTACCACTAGGTCCGTCTTCTGAACCACAATACCTATAACTACTTACCTCATTATCAGAATTAAACACACTTAGTTTTTGGAAGCTTGGCATATAAAGTACCCCGTTAATCCAATTATTTTGGAACATATGCCCTACCACTCCTCTACAAGCACCAAATATAAATCTTAACCTTATCCTCCATTCTTTCGCGAATTTAATGTCTTGTCCGATAGTTTTAATATATGGTTTACGTATTATTTTATAACATCCACCCACTACTCTATCAGATTCATCACAAGGTTCTTCCACACCAAAACTTTCAGCGTTTCCTGAATAACAAGTAAGTGGTACCATATCAGTACATGTAAAACTGTCCAATACACCACTTTCATATAAAGGGTTACCACTATCCTGTAAGTCATCTAAATTACCTGAAGCGTCAGAAACTCCAACAGGTTCTCCTGATAAATTAATAGGTCCACCGAAATCACCCTCAGGATTAATGGAGTATAGGGCAAAGTTATTGTTTAAGTTTAACACATATCTTCTTGTTACTTCATGCCTTACAAAGTCAAAAGTCTCTACTAAATCAGAAGAAGGTATTCTATCTGACCTCATAACTAACTTATTTGGGTCATCAATCATAGTATGTGGTGATTGTGTTAGACCGCTATATATTATAGATACCGTATAAGTCGCGTCACCACCAGGTATTAACGCATTACTCTGAGGAGCCAAATCCGCAAGTGGACTTGATTCTAACCTTTGTAATGGTGTTAACCCGTCTGGTTGAGTAGCTAACGGCGGTACAGTTGTTGTTTGAATTGAGTTTCCTTCAGTAACCTCTTGTAGTCTTTGACTCATATAGTTACTACCCGTCTGTCCTAATGCATTGTATTCCGAATACGCGTTGTCACCACCAACTCCATTTATTAAGTATTCATTTAAAAGTATATTAGACCCATTACCTATTAATGACTTATCCAACGAAGAGTAATATACCATAGTATCACTACTAAAGGGTACAAATTCATATTCAGGAGTATCTAAAGAATAAAGATAAGACGGGAAGAATATATTATATGCGGTTCCCGCACTTATACTATTATCGTTCCATGTTATATCAATATTGTTACCGTCTGTTACACCACTTACAATATAAGGTATATTGTCAATAACTTGATTTGTTTCATAGTGAGGAGCCGGTGTTCTATAATCATTATACCAATCTTGTGAAGAATCACCGTTATTTGGTTGTATTGGTACATTAATAAAATAGTCTCCAATGATTTTTACATTATTATAATTATTATGTCCGTATAACAATGATAAATCGTATTCTATTTTTTGTTTAGGAGTCCACGGGTCTACTCCTCTAACAACTAATGCGAATTTTAAATTTTCAAATCCTTGGAATCTACTGCCAGTTCTGTATGGGAACGGTCCGGAGAAGTTTGTATTTGTATTTATTTGACAATACTGATAATTATCTTTTTGCATAAGAGCTTGTTGGAATATATTGTTAGCTAAATTCCACCATTGCTCTCCTTGTTTATTTTCTTGTATGTTATCACAGTTTGGGTCGTCATACTCATTACATAGTATTAAATGGTCTTCTATTGTTGTTGCAGTTATAACTTGGAAGTACTCAACACCTGTTTTAAATTTATAAGTAGTGTCGGGATTGTCGTTAAATAAACCTATGGTTGAGGTTTGTGGGTTACCTTCCCAATCGATATATTGTATATCTTTAAAAATTAAACTGGTTCCATCGTTAAATTCTGTAGTACCTGAAGTTAGTGGGTTTGTGCAAATAGTGCCAGGTATTGCGACTCCAAGATTACTATCTCCACTACCAATACCTGCACCTGTGAAACTAACGGTTGCCCATTTTACACATCCTGGTAGTATGTACTCTTCACCCGCACTGAGTATATATGTGTTCTGTACATCCTGATATGTCCTCCACCTAACTGTTATCTCACCAGTGTACTGAGCATCCATAGATGGGATATTGTCATTTCTTACCGTTATACCGCTGTATAAAATATCATTACTAGGTTCAACAAAATTAGGGTCATTTATATTTGAGGTATCGTTAAAGGTTAATAATTGTCCAGTTTCAATCGATGCATCCGCGTCAAAAACTAAAAGCATTACTTGGTCCTCATATTCATTTGACACTACAGGTCCCATACCAAATCCGTCATCCGCACCTGTTATTGAATCATTATTAACTCCATTTTTTAATTTTATTTTAATTCTATTAGGTGCATTATCATCGGTAGCCTCTACAAAGTACTGCGACCTACTATTAATTAAATTTAAATTTTGCGCCAATGTTACGTTTACATCGGTTCTCAAAATATCAATATAATAATCAGGTGGACCTGTTAGTCCTGCTTGTATAAATGGTTGTAGTTCTAAGTAATTTAAATTGTAGTCACTTGGTACTCCTGAGTTAATATAAACAGGACTTTTATAGAATCTTGGGTTTCTGTAGAATACCGCGTTATTTTCATAGTATTCACCTAATTGAGCTAAGTATGACGCACATTGTTGTTCTTCAAAAGTATTTTGAGGGTCCTCACAATCAACATCTACCGGTGGTGTAGGTGGTCCTGTAGTTATAAAATCACTAAAGACATAGTCATCAATAAAATCATATCCTGATATAACAGTAATTTTATTTTCATTATACGCCTCATTTACCTCACACACACCAAACTCATCAAAAGACGACCTGCTTGAAGCGTTTACCAATGCCGATGTGTTTGGTAATTCGTAAGTATTTAACATCTGTACTATCGTATCATCATCTTCATCTGCGGTTAATAAATCCGCTTCACAAGGACACGCCTCACAGTCAGGATACGCCATCATAGGTAATGAAATTCCTCTACCTCCCGGTTCATCAGGTACGTTAATAGCGTCTCTATCACAGCTACTACATGGTAATCTTTTTGGGAACGCCCAGCATACCACTTTACATACCGCCTTTATTATTTTATTAATGGCTTTAATTATAACTGTTATTATCTTAATAATAATATTATACACCCACATGGCAATATGGATTACGGGTATAAGTACAATTATTAAAAATCCAACAATTGTTAAAAATAAATTAAATAAGAAGAATAGTAAGTCAAAATTTCTTTGAGCGTCATTTGTAGGCATTTTATTTACTTCAGACTGACACGTCCTGTCAGTTATTTCTTTTATCCCTAAATGTCTCGCTCTATTTAATCCCCATTTAAATCTATCAATGTGAGATGCGACCGTATAGACTTTATTATAATAAAATTCATAAAACGTATCTTCACAATTAATCGCAACATTTTTATCGTAATAATCTTCCCAATTTAAAGAAAACGCATACGATTTATTTATTTCGTCATCTGTTGGTCTTTGACTTGTTAATGAACCTGTCCACCCATTTTCTCTGATATTAGGTATTAAATAATTGGCCCTCATAACATCAGCGTTTAGACCAGATTCATCCATCCATTTAATTTTAAATCTGTATTTACCTTTTGTGGGTATTCCTACACTAGGGTCTTGTGAAATTACTTGTTCTCCAAATTCATTTGTGACCACATAGTCAATGTTCATTGGTAGTTCCATTAACCAAACTCCGTTGTCATCAATCACATATCCATTATTTTCAACGTTATATACTTCAAGTATAGGGTCCCCATTTTCATCAACATCTATTGTTTGTCTAATGGACAACATTTGACCAGGTCCCGTAACTGTATCACATAAATTTCCCGTGTCTGATTTAGATTTACAATTTTTTCTTAAAAAATCTTGTTCTGTTGTTGAGAACAGTGAGCCCATAAAAATACTGTGTGGTTGTATTTCGATACCTAAATCTCTTAAATCAAAATCTACTCTAGTTATTCCAACATCACAAACATCTCCGTCACCCCAAAAAGAAGATATGTCGATGTCTTGGACACTGTGTACGATTTGTGGTAAACTATCAATATCTTCAGAAGATTTAAACTGCTTTCCGTTAAATTGTGAGGGTACTCCCATACCCATTCTAACTAAATCTGCAGGTCTTAATGAAAATTGACCCATATTAGAAAGGTCTAAATCCATAACTATTTTTTGTACACCTAACGGTACACCAACAATCATAAAGTCACCGCTATCATTTGTTCTTACGGTATATTTGTAGTATTTTTCATATACCTCTAAAACTTCTTTTCTCGTTAGAACATCTTCTCTATCAGGAAAAGTCCCAGTAGGTGTGTGTCCATCATATTCTTTTACATATGGTAATAAATTATACCTATACCCATCTTCATTTTTATCTCTTAAACTTTTATAAGGATATAAAGTAGATATTATTGGGTCGTTTTCATCTATCTCACTTAAAGGTATAAAGATTGATATGTTAGCATTCGGAACACCAAAACCTCCGTTTGCAATAACTCTACCAGTTACGACACCGTAATCTGCACAAAATCGGGTATATATTTCTTCTTGTCTTAATTTTAAAGATAAAATCTCAAGAAAATCAAAATCTTGCTCTATATTGACCCTTATTTGTTTATTTACACCTGGCTCGGTTCTTATTCTGTAAGATTTGGGCATATTTTTACTTTTAAGATAAATAGTTATTTATCTTAATTTTAATTTACTTTGTCTCAAAGTATAGTGATTTGGTTTAGGAGAATTCTACCCCTTGTAATTTTTTCACCCTTACCTTAATATCTTTTTCAGGAAACCTTATCTGATATATTTGATTTGGTTGTGCAAAAATGATATCATCCACCAGTTTTATTTGTTTTGTATCTTTATCAATATACTCTTGTGAAGTCTCAGATGAAGAATATTGACCACCAACTTTACCAAATACTTTTAGTTCAGACAATGTATTAACTCCTGGTATGTCTTGAACAATTCTTCTAATATCAGATACGTTTACATTTTTACCTAAATTATTTGTTTTAGGCGAAAGATATGAATTTACACTATCAACTATATTAGTAATAACCTGACCTTGATTTTCGGTTGAGTCCATAACGACTGAGAATTCAAACTCAATATCAAGTACTTGTGCACTAGATATTGATATGTAGTCATTTATCATTCTATAATTTGATAGGTAGTTTGCGATATTTTGTTTTAGGGTATTAGATACTAAACCTGTTAATTTTCCATTTGTGTCATAAGATAGTATTTCTACTTTTATCTTATTGTCTTCCTCAGTTATTGAAGCTTTAGCTGGTGACCCAAATTTACTCGGCATAGTATTAATCAAACTATTATAGTCGTTGATTGTTACCGCTCTTTTTTGTGCTGAAAAATTATATGTAACCATATTTCTAACCTCCTCTGTAGTTGGGAAGTCCGCACCCCCTATCGTTGCGGTCACATTATTAGACCTTAAACTTTGTTTAACATTTTGGTTTATAGAGTCAGATGGACCGTTTACACTAAAGTACGTATTACCTACCTGAGTTATAGTATTAACCCCTAAATTAGATTGTGTACCTCCACCTATTTTATATTTTACAAATAGCGTAGTGTTCGGTTTAACTGTAAGACCCAAACCAATATTGTTTTGATAGTTTTGTATGTTTAAAGGTATACCCGTATTTGCAAATTGTGCTAACTGTTCATCAGGTGATGTTGTTCCTCCTCCAAATTGTATTCTACAATAACCCTCAGGTGTGAATTCACTAATAAACCTATTTTCCGTTTCAATATAATCGCCAACTTTTATACTTGGTGAGTCGGATGCCTTAGTCGGGTCTTCAACAAAAATTTTACTCTCAGCTAATGAGTCGACTTCATACCATTTATTTGGTGCAGTTATAAATTCCTCATATGTCGGGGGACTAGAAAATGATGTCCCGTCTTTCTGTATTATAGAAGTAATACTTAAAACATTTTTTTCAGGTAAGAAAAACTCAAAAAATGGTACTACGTCTTGGGGGTTAATAACTTTTTTAAATACTTTAGTAGCTCCATTAACAACCACCTCTCTTTTTGTTATAGTATAATTAATAATCTTATTATTACTATCGAAGTTAGGTACTTTAGTCCTATTCGGATATCCTTCAGAGTTGTATTGTGTACTAAAATCAATATCGTTAGGGTTTTCAAATATTTGTCCTGAACCTATGAACTGTGAGCCAGCTCTTAATACACCTAAATACCTTGTATCCTCTTGGTCCCCGTATGCGGGAACTGTTATGGATACATCGACTAACCCTATAGAGGGTCGATTACCAGGTATTTTTAATCCGTAAGTTCTCGCGATATTAAATATTGATGACTTTTGTTGTGCATATTGTAATACGGTTTCTTGTATACTTCTATCTATGTGATAGTGTAAGTTATCTCCAATGGCCGCGTTTAAGTCCATCAACACAGAAAATACCGAAGCGTCATTAAAATTATTAATTAACTCAGGGTAATATTGTTGTGTGTAATTTATTAAGTCTTGTCTTAGACCTTCAAAATCTCTCTCAGTATATGATATTTTTCTATTAGCCATTATATATTAATAATTATAAAATCTCTAGTACTAAATGTACTATCAGAAACGGAATAATCTATCCTTATTTTAGCGGTATATTCGTCAACACCTTGACCTGCAGACCTATAAATATCAAACATTTGATATTCCGCAGGTTCATCTTCAAATGTTAGTTTATTAATATCTGTAGTATCGCTGTCAGTATATGGTTCTATACTTATATTTTCAACGTCAAGATTTGGTATGTATTTACTCACAGATTGTTTTATGTCATCTTTTATACTCTCGAACGTACTACCGTCCATAGGTTCAAAAATAAACTCATATATTCTAGTTCCAAAATCAGGTAAGTAATATCTACTACCTTTTCTTGTTAATATCAAATGTAGTAAATCCGCTCTTACTTCCTCATTAACCGTTTTGGTTAAGGAAAGATAACTCCCTTCTTGACTTGATTTAAAAGGAAAATTAATACCATATGTTTTATTTAATGCCATACCGATAAATATTCATGATATTAATTTTATAAAAAAACCCACCTTTTTAGGTGGGTCTTTTTATTATCCTTCACAAGCAACACACTGTAAGTCATTTAAATTCAACTTTTTTCTTGCGAATGCCTGAGCTGAATTCATTGAGTGTTGATAGTATAAGGTCTTAACACCTAATTTCCATGCATCTATAAGGAGTTTATTCACATCCTTTGTTGGCATATCAGGAGAAATCATAAGATTAAGTGATTGTGATTGGTCAATATAATCTTGTCTAATTGCCGCTTGATTAATAATAGACGCTTGGTTGATTTCAGCAAAAGTCCTAAAAACTTGTTTCTGTTCGTCAGTTAAAAAATCTAAGTGTTGCACAGAACCATCATTCTTTTTAATACTATTCCAAGTCGTTTTAGTATTTTTACCCAATTCAATTAAGAGTTTCTCTAATACAGGATTTTTAATTGTGACTTTCATCTTAGCAACATCTTTAACATAACAATTAGACCATATTGGCTCAATTGACTGTGATACCTGTCCTAAAATAAATGCCGAGGATGTTGTAGGTGCAATTGCGTTTAATGTTACATTTCTTCTACCATAACCTTTCAAGTATTCGGGTTCTCCGAATTTATTAGCTAATTCTTCAGAAGCTTTATACGATTTTTCTTTAATCGATTTGAAGACTTCAATATTAAGTTTAGCGGTTTCTTTTGTGTCAAAAGCCAATCCTTTTGATTGTAAAAGAGAGTGCCATCCCAAAACTCCAAGTCCAAGAGCTCTTTGTCTTTTAGCAAAATTATATGCTTTTTCTAAATAGAAGAATGCTCTTTTACCTTCAATAGTCTCATTATCACGAATATCTTCAATCTTAGTTAAAAATTCAGTAACTACCGCATCTAAGAAATAAGTCATAATTTCAACCGCGTCTGTGTCTTTCCACTCGTCATAATGAAGTAAATTCATAGATGAAAGGACACATACAAACGATTCTTCTTCAGAGTTATGAAGTGCAATTTCAGAACAAAGATTAGAGTTATAAATCTTAGCACCCTTATCCTGGTAAACTTCAGGAGATTTATTATTCATGGTATCAGTAAACATAATATATGGATATCCAATCTCACCACGTCTTTGAATAACTTTAGCCCAAATTGCTCTTTTTTCCTCATCACCATTAATCATTTCTTCCATAAACTTGTCGGTAACGGTAACAGCGTGTGTTAAGTCTTGAATAGGAGCACCTTCAGTACCAATTTCTAAAAACTCCATAATGTCTGGATGTTCTACAGGAAGATAAGGTG